TTGAAAGTATTGTAGCTCTTTTATTAATTGTTAATAACGAGATTGTAGAACACAGAATACAACCTGCTATGAGTGATTGCCTCAAAGGTAAGAGGGTTGCAGAGAGGCAGCTCAAGGGTGGCAGTAACGTACAGTATCAGTGTATAAAATCAGAGGCAGAAATTGAAACAGATAAACTAGGAAACAAACACATAAAAAAACTAATACTTAAATAGTGGCTAAACAAAAATTTATAGACTTCATGCCCAGGCCCAAACCTAGGAAGAGGCCAGGCAGGCACAGTAAAAAACCCAATAAGAAATTTGATAGGAAAAGATATGTTGGCCAGGGCCGATAATACAACTGTTGCTTTACATACAGTTTTTTTGTAAAAGTAAATCATGTTACCTTTTTTAGGAATATTAAAGAACCCTCTCTTTCGCCTGGTGGCCGACAAGACCATTGGTGCAATCTCTCATAAATTAGAGAAGGATAAAATAATCAAAGCAAAAGAGATAGAAGCTACAAGCAAGCTTGATGTTGCTAAAGTAGGTGTACAACTAGAACAAGTTAAGCAGCAACAAAACTCCTGGAAAGACGAGTACCTTGTAGTTTTTTACACACTGATTTTTCTTGGGCATTTCGTACCATGGACACAGCCATGGATGGATAGAGGATGGCAGATCCTGGGCCAAGCAGATCCTATGTTCTGGTATATCATATTAACAATCGTGGGAGCTAGCTTTGGTGTAACCACAATGAACAAGATAAGGAAGAAGTAATGACAGTTAAAGAACGTATTAAAGAACATGAAGGTTTTAGAGATACAGTGTACCTGGACAGCCTGGGTAAAAGAACAGTTGGATATGGACACCTTTGCGTAGAGGATCATTGGGAAGATGGGAAGAAATATGACAAAGAATATTTAGATGAAATCTTTGATAAGGATTTCCAAAATGCTGCGGATCAATGCGAAGATCTTTGTAATGATTATGAGCTTGAGTTACCAGAAACAATCACAGATGTTTTAATAGAAATGATTTTCCAACTGGGGATTGGAAATGTAATGAAGTTTAAAAAGATGATAGCAGCTCTCCAAGAGCAGGACTTTGAAACTGCAAGCCTGGAAATGTTGGACAGTAGGTGGGCTACTCAAACCCCATCAAGGGCAGAGAAGTTATCTTTGATTGTCAAAGATGCCCAAAATAATTGATCTTGCAGAAATCAAACAAACCATAGATCTTGTTGATAAACTAGGTTTCAATAAGGCTGCCGATAAACTAGGCAAAAGTTATGGAGCTGTCTATGCTATCTACAAAAAATACAAATCAGAAAACAAAATAGATAATATTGCTAAAGCTCCCTTTGTTGTCCAGGACACACCAGAAGAAGAGCTATCCTGGCAGGAGCTTGTTGATAGATCTGTCAAAAGATGGAAGAGAAAAAAAGAAACTCATGATGCAACAAAAGTAATTGATGTAGAGCTGAAGGAAAAGAAACCTTTTGCTCTGTGTTTTATTGGAGATCCACATATAGATGATGATGGTTGTAACTGGGGTAGGTTGAAAGCTGATATGGATATAATGGCTAGAACACCAGGCATGATAGGGATCTGTGTTGGAGATATAACAAACAACTGGGTAGGTAGATTGATGAAGAAATATGCTGACCAGGAAACAACAAGGAAACAAGCAGAGAAATTAATTGAGTGGTTTCTTACAGAAGCAGGAGTTTATTGGGCTGCTGTTATTGGTGGCAATCATGACATTTGGAATACAGATGGTGGCGATATAAATAAATTTATATTTAGATCCCAGGCAGGAGTGTACAGAAACCATGGTGTTAGGCTGCAGCTCCACATACCTGGAGGTAAAACAATCAAGGTAAATTGTAGGCATGATTTTGCAGGACACTCACAGTGGAACGAAGCTCATGCCATGAGTAAAGCTGCACGTTTTGGTGTTGATGATATTTATGTTGCAGGACACAGGCACGTATCTGGATACCAAATAGTTAAGAACCATGAGAGCCAAAGGATTTCTCATGCAGTTAGAGTAGCAGGATACAAAGAGATTGATGATTATGCTGAAAGCAAATCTTTACGAGAACACAATATATTTGAAAGCATGGCCTTTGTCGTAGATCCAGGGCGACAAGATCCCTTAAGGTTTATCAAACCAGTATTCAGCATGGATGAAGCTGCTGAAGAATTAACATACAAAAGGAAAGTTACTTCCAATTCTTAAGTAAGTTATCATAAACCATACCATCAAATTCAAGATCTCTTACTTCCTTCTCAAGCTTTTCTTTTTGCTTGTCCAGGAAACCAAGTCTTTTTTCTTTAGATGATTTCTTTAACATAATATCATTCTTGATATTGTTTATGTCTTGCTTTGTTTTGAAATTATCTAGTGCCATGTTACCTCCTTTCTATATCCTTTTTGATATACCAATTATTCCATATATGTTTTTTACCATTGGCAATCCTCCCAAGAATACCCTTATCAACTAAAGCTGTGAGCTTGTTGTACACTGCGGTGGGAGCTTCCATCTCTATGGCAGCAAGCATCCTTACTGAAGGAGCATGGCCATGTTCAGTGTAGTATTTTTTGAAAGCAGTAAATAACTTCTTTTGTTTTTCAGTGATGTTGGTATTGACTTCTCCTTGCAGATAACCAGTACCATCACACCTTGGACATCTATGCTTTTCAAAAAATTTTTTCTTGTGATTACTCATGAAGCTCTCCTGCTATTTCAATATATTCATTCTCTAAAGATGTATGTAATCCGCTATCTACATCTACTAAATTTTTTAGAGTATCCTCATTGATCTGGTAGATCTGTCTTAAGAAACCATGCTTATCTTTTTTAGAAAATTTTTTATGGTTTTTTATATTGTTCATAGCCTTGCTAAATTCCTCTGCAAATTCCTGTGGACTTTCACAGTAAATGCCAGGCCCTTTTAATTTACGCATCTCCCATGGGGATCTATCATCCTCTGGTTGCACTTCCTTTTCCTGGGCCATAGGAGCTTCAGTTTTAGCAGGTTCTTCCTTTGCTATAGTTGTATCATCTTTTACCTTTGATGCCTCTCCTGGCTCATCTATGGCCTTTTTAGATAGGTTATCTAGCTGCTTTGATACTGGAGTTATATCTTTTATAGAGCTTTTAGGATAATCCTGTGCTTCCTCTGCAGAAATCATACCACCCAAAGCATCTGCAAATACATCTCTCAATGCAAAGCCTCTAGCTCTCATCTTTAACATACGATCTGGGTAAGATTTCCATGGCCCTTGTCTATTCAACAGGCCTGCCTTCGCAGCTTCGCCCATTGTGAACTGGGATTTGTACCAGGATTGGCCCTTCCTTTTAATCTCACACACTGCGGTTCTTGCTGATCCTTCTCCAGATATAGTTTCTTTTATATCCTCAAACTCTGGATGCCTTCTGCATAGTGCAATCATTGTATCTCCATAGATACTAGGCTTGCCATTTATTACTGCAACATTTTGTAGGGCCTGGATTGGTGTAAGCTTTAACTCTTTACCCCAACTCATAGCCAGGAATATATCCTCTGGCTTGCCTTGAAATTGTTTTGGTACAAGATTGCTATTTGATATTTGTTTTGCAAAAGCCATCATGTCATCTTTTTTTACTAGATCACTCATACTAATTTTCCTTGTCTAGGATCTTCAGTTAATGGTTTAAATAAAATATCTATCAATCTGTAAGATCCTTTAAATTTAGATTGAAATACTTTAGAGCTTGGTTGCAAGTGCAGCAGCTCATCTGGTTTAAGCTGCATTAATTTTCCATTGTGAACTATCTCTAATCCACCTTTTTTAATTGCAGCCTTTACTTCATAATCTCTGACAGAAACAAATTTGCCTTGCCAAAGTTTAGTTACTTTCTTTTTTTTCATTGTTCTCCTTTATTGAAATTGTATTAGATCTTTTGCTGTATGCTTCCTGGGCAGGTACAACCTTCTCTGGTTTAGCTTTGTAATTTCTTACAGGCCAGGATATTGCGAAGTCATTGTACTTACCAAAGGCAGCTTCTCCCATAGCTCCTTTGATTATATCTTGAGATGCCTCTATCTTTTTCTTACCAGATTTAATCTCAAGATTACCTTCATGCCAGGTATTTATTGCATCTCCAATATGATTGTTACCAGATAGATCTACAGTTTTATCCAGTGCTTCTGGATAGACTAAAGAATAATCTGAACTTTTCTCTGGATCATAATACAATTCTTTTTCTCTTCTGTTCCAAAACTCACGCACTGCATTTCTTATCAGTGATTGTGTTTCCTTGTTCTCAAGGATTGGCCAGTATTGGATCTGCCAAGTCTTGGTATTGAAAACCATAACAACAGCTTTGCTTGTAAGAGTACACATCATCTGGCCCTGGACTTGCACTGGCCCTCTGTACAAGGGCAGCTCATCCTGGGAGATAGATGTTACTTTGTATTCCCAAAGTATATCTCCTACTAATTCAAATGTTTCTCCCAAAGGATCTGTGATTTGTATTGGTTCTTTTGCAACAGCCCAATCATCTATGCTTGCTCCCAATGGAGAGTGTACATCTGTATATGGTTTCAAGTTAGCTCCCTTCTTAAACTGTAATTTTGGAAAATGTTTTTTTGAAATTTTTTGTAACATTTCTTCAAAGTAATCTGTGTACTTTGAATAGTTATTCTGTTCTGGTTCTACCCAAGCTCCATTCTTTTTGTCTATGAACTCCTGGAGTAATTCGTTTTTACTTGGTGCAGCAGGATGCCCAACTCCCATCAAAGATGGTAGCCTGCTACAAGTCATATATTTTAAATCATCTGTAACTTTCATGATTTGCTCCTTTTTTATGTTAATTTACTGTACAAAACAAGACTATTATTTGTACATTTCTAGGTTTCGGACAGAGCTTGCATACCATTTTCCATTAGATCTGGTTACAATTCCTCTGGCATTTAGTGCAGCAGCTATACCTCTGTAGGTATCTACCTTACCAACATCTCTAATCTCCTGGATCTTTGGCAAGATCTCTTTAGCAAAATTAGCTGCAGCTTTCTTCTTGGCCTGGACAGCAAGAGCTGCGGCCTGTTTAAGATTGGTAGTGTTACCAAGCTTGGTAATCAATCTGTTAGATTGTTTGGTTCTGTATTTGCCATCTTGTTTTAATTTTTTTTTGATCTGGCCCAAACCATTTCTGGTTCTTTGTTTAATTAGTTTAACTTCTCTCTGGGCCATGACAGCTAGGATAGCAATCGTAGTTTCATCTGCTTCTGGCATATCACAGATAGTAAATTTAACGTGATCCTCCTGGAGCTGTAAAAAGAAACTAGCTTTTCTAGTTAATCTGTCCATGGTTGCAATCAACAATCTTGCATTGTTTTCTTTTGCATATTGGATGGCAGCCTGGAGCTGCTTCCTGTTATTGTTCAATCCGCTTTCTTGTTCAACAAAAGTATCCAACAAAACAGATCCTTCTCTTTGTGAAATAAAATCTTTGATCTTATCTTTTTGAGCAGCAATACCCAGGAGCTGCTTCTTTGTACTGGTTCTTAAATAAGCAACATAACTATTCATCTTTTGCCTCCTCCTCTTTTTTAATTTTGTCAATCATTGGTATAAGCTCCATGATGTTTTGTGCATTAGCTTCTGATTTAAAAAGCTTGATAGCTTTTTCTACGTTGCTGAAATATCTGCCTTTGCTTTTTTTATTGTACTTCCAAATCAAAAATCCAGAGTGAACCTTTGGAATTTTTAAAGCTTTGTATAAACTTCTTACTCTCTCTGTACTCAATCCATTTATACCCTTCTCATATTTTTGGACTTGTT